CATCCCGCCCGCCGCAGTCGTCGGACAGTTGTCTATCGACTGGGATCTCGTCTTTAAGCGGGGGGCGGACTCCGCATCGTGCGACATCATGGTCATCACCGGACGCATGAGCGACCGGGCCGCGCAAGACTTCCTCGACTCCATCCTCACCGCCACCGGAACGAACTCCGTAAAGACCAAAATCGAAGCCGACCAGACACTCAACGGAACAGTCACGAGCGTCCGATGCTCACGCGCCGAACCGATGAGCGTCTCCGTGTCGGGCGTAGATATGCTCGCCTACCGCTTCGTCGTCGAACTCTACGGCTAAGATGACCCCATGAGATACCGCGTCACATCCCGCCGACTCGCAGGATTCTCCGAAGGTGATCTCGTCTCAGCCGACGGCCTCGAACTATGCGGCATAGACCTCGACCGGGCAAGAATGAAGAATCTCATCGCAGACGTCGGCTACGATGAACCTAAGAAACCGCGAGGCGCCCGGAAGGATGCCTCCGACACAGAGAAAGACTAAAACAACTCATGGCAACAGTTACATCCCTCGGAGCCTGCAACGTCTTCACCGTTGACTCAGTAGACCTCGCCGACCAACTCTCTTCGATCACCATGACGAAGACCGTCGACGCGCTAGAAAGCACATCGCTAAAAGATGCCTCGCGAACATTCGTCTCGGGCCTTCAGTCATCGGAGACGACCTTTACCGTCATGGGCTCATTCGCTAGTGGCGAGGCGATACAAGCGATCTTCGGCGACGTCGGCTCATCCGTGACCATCGTCTTCGAGCCGCTCGCCGCAGCACCCGGAGCCAGTTCGCCCCGATACACGCACACGGGCGGATTCCTAGCCTCGTTGCCGATCGTGGTAAACGTAGGCGAACTCGTGCAAGTAACCGCAACCTACACAGGCGGCGCGATAGTGCAGGCCATCGCGTAATGCTTGACCTCTCCGTAACCGTCAAGCGGAAGGACGGAACGCAAGAAACATTCCCGGTGTACGCAGACTCACAAATCGCATTCGAGCGATGGGCGAAAGTCTCCATCTCGCAAGCATTCGATCCGAACACTAAACCGAAGATGGAAGCCCTCTACTATCTCGCATGGCTCGCCGAAAAAAACTCGGGCAAAGTGACGAAAGTATTCGACGAATGGGTCAAAGAAGTCGCCGGCGTCGGGCATGAGGACGGCCCGGGAAACTAATCGCGGGCGGCGGAGTCGCCCGAGAAATAGCAGACCTCGCGCTTCATACGCGCATCGATCCGCTCGCACTCATGAGAACACCGCCCGAGGTCATCTGGGCGCTCTACGATGGAGTGCGCCGCATGAACGAACAAAGAAAGAGGGCTCGCTAATGGCTACGACCGGGACGTTCGGCTACCGCGTCGAAGGCTCGCAGGGCGGCGTAAAGGTTGAGGGCCTCGCGTCCGTGCGCCGTCAACTCAAAAACCTCTCCGACGACGTCGACTACCGCGCTCAAGAGTTCCTCCCGGTCAACAAGGCGATTGCGTCAGCAATAGCGGGAGACGCGAAGAAGTTCGTCCCCGTGCTATCCGGTGCACTCGCCGCATCCATCCGGGAAGCCGCATCCAAAACATCGGCCCGAGTCAAAGCCGGTGGCGGTAAGGAAGTGCCGTACGCCGGGCCGATTCACTTCGGTTGGCCCGCTCGACGAATCAAGCCTCAACCCTTCTTCTACGATGCGATCGACGGACGACGCGACGAGATCAAAGACCGCTACGAGAAACTCGTCGACGACCTCATCAAAAAATACGACCTAGACGATAAACGAGTCGGCTAATGGCACTCATCTCCGTCACGATCTCCGGCAACGCCGCCCCGCTCAAGAAGTCACTCGACGACGCCGAAAGCAAGTTCGGGAAGTTCGGCGGAGCGTTCACGAAACTCGGAGTCGCCGCCGCCGCCGGAGTCGGTGCGCTCGCCGCAGGAATCGGCCTCGCAGCAAAAGCCGCAGCCGAAGACCAAAAGTCATTCGAGCTAATGGAGGTCGCGATCCGTAACGTCACCGGAGCAACGGAGGAACACATCGCCGAGGTAGACAAACAACTCGGCAAGATGAGCCTCGCCACCGGCATCGCGGACGACAAACTCCGCCCGGCGTTCGCCGCACTCACCCGAGGAACCCGCGACATAGAACGCGCGACGAAAGACTTCGGCATCGTCCTCGACGTATCCACAGCCCTCGGAATGGATCAAACGGTCGTCGCCGAAGCCCTCGCCAAAGGGTACGAAGGCAACATGAAAGCCCTCGCCCAACTATCACCCGAACTCAAGACAATGATAAAAGACGGTGCGGACATGAATGACGTCCTCGACGTACTCTCCGCGAACTTCGGCGGGGCGACCGCCGCCGCCGCCGACACATTCTCCGGGAAACTCGACCGGCTGAAAGTGTTCTCAAGCGAACTCGTCGAGCAACTCGGCTACTACTTCCTCCCGGTTCTCACATCGATCGCCGAGTTCATCGTCAAAGAAGTCGTCCCGGCGTTCCAAGGCCTCGTCGAAAAGTACGGCCCGGCACTCGCCGCCATCTTCCAAAAGATCGCCGACTTCATCTCCGACCGCGTCGTCCCGGTGCTCCGCGACAAACTCATCCCCTTCATCCAGTTGACTGCCGAGTTCATCGGCGAGAAACTCATCCCGATCATCCGCGACGTCGCGCTAATCGTCTTCGAGAAGTTCCGCAAAATCTTCGAGATCGTCTCCGAAAAAGTCAAAGAAAACTCCGACAACATCCAGAAGTACGTCGGCTATCTGCAAGACCTCGGGAAGTTCGTCACGACGTACATCGTTCCCGTCCTAACGAAAACGCTCGCGGTCGCGTTCGACGTCGTCGCCGCAGCCATCGGCCCGCTACTCGACATCATCTTCACACTCATGGGAGCACTAGGAACCCTCGGATCGTTCCTCGTAAAGGTCGCCGGCTTCGTCGTCCGCACATTCGAGGGCATGATCAACGGCGTCATCAGCGGCGTGAACCTTGCGATCCGAGCGCTCAACCTTCTGCCGGGAGTAAGTATCGGCGAGGTCGGCGCCGTCTCATTCAGCGGCGGAGACTTCGGTTCGGCCCCGGTAGCGCCAACACGAGGCGGAACTCCCGACATCTCGGGCGTAACCGACTCATTCGATCGCTCCGGCGCGAGCCGAATGATTACTCCGAGCATCCCGACCGTGACCGCTCCGACAGTCTCAACACCATCGGGCGGCGGTGGCGGCGGTGGCGGTGGAACATCTCCGACAGGATTCCAAAACTTGCCCGGCAAAGGAACAAAGAATCTGCGCTTCGACTTCGCGTCCGGTCAGTTCGTGCCGTTCGACTTCACTCAAGAAGCGACATCGCCGACGGTCGTGAACATAAACGTCACAACGACGACTACCGACGGCGAGTTCCCGAATAAGATCGTCGAAGCCTTGCAGCAATACAACCTCGTCAGCGGGCCGTTAGACG